ACGTTTTCTTCAAAACTTGTCATAATACCGACTCCTTATAGTTGTGTTACATTACTATTTAACTTAAAGTTTAGCAGCCACTTGTATATCCCGTCGAGACTTTCGTTCTTTAGGCCGAGAATAAAAAGTATGGTTATCAATTCTACCAGTTTTATTCAAGTTCTTCCAATTGGGTTTGACTGACTGATTGTGAAAATATGTAGCACCCCCAGTTATGTCAAATGCTGGATTTGTCATTAAATAAGTTGCAATACGCAAACTGTCCCGCCATTGTTGGTTATTGCGTGTTTTTAACGCGGGCTCACACCGCCAACTGAACTGGCAGCTACCGCCCACACGTTGATTAACTACACCACAGACGGTATGTGCAAAACGACCACTGCGTACTCGGTTCAGTGTAACTAACCCTACAGCCATTTTGCCTGCCAGTGTTTCTCCAGCAGCTTCGTAATAAATGTTTTCAGCTAAACAAGTCAGCTCGCGCTGATCAACAACGCGAGCTGTAGTTTTCCCATCATCAGCGATATACCGTACTTCCCGATATTGCTCGGCAAATTCCTTTGCCGTTTGTTCTGCCCGTTGTTCGTGATAGTAATTAATTCCGTAACATAGCGAGCCAGTTAACATTGCCCATAGAGATAATACAATAATTTTCTTCAAAATTATGCTCCAGTTATAATACCCCCTCCAGTAACTGGTTCAATTTCGGTAGTGGTTGATGTGTAATGATCAGCCAAGTCTTCAACTACCAAGGCATGCATCATAACAGCAGACCGTTGTAAATCTACACCGACATCTACGTTCATGCCCATCAAGGCTTGAACGAGACCAATTCCTTTTGCGCTTGGGACCATAGTAAGTGGCTTGGAAATGGTCCAGGAATTGCTGTTGGTTTCCAGAACTCGAGCTAAGATTTCATCGCCATTAACCAATTTAAAAGTGACAATGTCGCCTTCAGCGTAATCTTTTTTGAGTAACATATATTTATAACCTTATAAAAATGACTATTATACTAGTATATCACGGGCTTGTCAATAGGCTGCTGCATAATGGCCTACCATAGCGTTTTTGCTGTAGCCCACGGTGTTGGTCTCAAAAAAGTTTTCGATAGCATTGCTGCTGGTTAGCCAGTCCAGCCACTCAAAAGGATTTTCAACGTCAAATTGTGTTTTGAATCCCAACTGTGTCATGCGATAGTCGCATACTGCACGAATGTACTGTTTAACTTGGTCTTTGGTGATACCCTGTACACCACCCAGTTCAAACGCACGATCAATGAACTTGTCTTCTAGCTCAACCACTCGTGCTGCTGTGAGATAAATTTCACGCTTGAACTCGTTGTTGACCACACGTGGGCGCTCGGCCAGGAACTTTCTAAACAACAGAGCAACTCCGCGGACATGCACACTTTCATCACGAATGCTCCACAAGTTGATGTCGCTCATGCCGGCCATTTTGCCAAATCGCTGGAAGTTTAACAGCATAGCAAAACTAGCAAACAAACACACACCCTCAATCAGCACCTGCTTGGCCAAGCTGATGCCAATTTCTCTGTAGCTGCGATTGTTCATGTCCATCATGTACTCGTACTTTTCCTTCATGTCCTCGTACTCGAGGAACTCTTGATAAAAGCTGTCGCCAAAGCCCAGTGTATCACTGAGCAGTGCATAAGCACGTTGATGTACACCTTCACGACCAGCAAAACTGCCCAACATGTTGCGTACTTCATTGTTTTTAAACACTGGGATGAGGTTATCGTAATAGTCACTACCTACCGCTACATCGCTTTGAACAAAGAGACGTAAGATGCTGTTGATAAAGTATTTTTCCTGTTCGGTGATCTTACCGGTTTTCCACTGCTCTACGTCTTCTTGCAGTTTGGCTTCGCCTTCGTGCCAATGCAGTTCTTCGTGTAGTCGGGTGATCTCTACAAACTCGGGATAGACCGGCACATAACTTTTATTGGTTTCTAATAATGACATGGTATTGTTTCCTTTTTAACCTTCACAAGCCACACAAGTTTCACTTTCTGTGGCTTCTTTCCAATCTTCTAGTTTGACTCGTTGCATTTCCTTAACTGTATCGGCAGCTACCTTAGCACCAGTTTTAAAGTAGTACAAGCTCTTTAATGTCGTACTGCGTATAGCTTTCAAATGCACACTGTTGATGTAAGCACGCTCGGTTCCGGGTAAGAAAAACAAGTTTAGACTTTGACTTTGGCAAATATACTGCTGTCGTGCTTCGGCATGTTCCACTAACCAGTGCTGATCAATTTCCCACGCAGTTTTGAACACTTCCTTTTCTTCGGCGGTTAATTCAGCCAAATGTTGCACAGAACCATTGTTTTTCTCAATGTTTTTCCAAGTTTCCGGCGTGTTTGCGTCATACTTTTCCAGCACTGGTACTAAGTAACGGTTACGTACTTGAAAGATGCCATTGCGTGTTTTTTGTGTATAGGCGTTGCTGGCCATAGGCTCAATACTGGGCGTAGTGTTGCACAGGATGGAACTGTTGGCATTGGGAGCAATGGCAAAAAGATGACTGTTGCGACGGCCTGTGCCTGCCATGTCCGGGCATTCCCCACGTTCCTGTGCTAGTTTCAAGCTCTCAGCAATGGCCTCCTCTCGCATACGTGAGAAGATCATGTGGTTCCATTGTGTAGCACTGTTGAATCCGCCACCTTCAAAGGGAATGTTTTTGCTCATTAAAAAGTTGTGCCAGCCCATTGCGCCAATACCAATAGCACGCTCACGTTCGGCACTGAAGCGTGTCTTGTGTAGTTCAGCGGGGCTCCAATCAATGAACCACTGTATAACATTGTCCAAGAAGCGAGTAAGTCGTGCTACCAGTCCAGTGTCTTTCCATTCTTCATAACGTTCCAAGTTAACACTGCTCAAACAGCACACAGCGGTCCGCTCGGCGCTGGTAGGCAATGAAATTTCACTGCAGAGATTGCTGCCACGGTTAACCAAGCCTAGTTCACGCTGTGCAGCCGGCAGTGCAGCATTGGCATTGTCCTTGAGCCAAATATAAGGCTCGCCTGTTAGTTCACGTGTTTCTAAGATGGTTTCCCACAGCTCACGTGCTGGCACAGCATCGCGTACTTCGCCACTGTGTGGACATTTTAATTCAAACAGTGCACCTGTATTGACTGCCGCAACAAACTCTTGTGTGATATTGACTGCATTGTGCACGCCTTTGCGATTGGTGATCTTGCGAGCTGTGTCACCACCCGAAGGTGTACGCATTTTAATAAATTCTAAGATGTCGGGATGGTCAATGTCCATGTACACAGCACAACTGCCACGACGAGTCTTGCCTTGGCGATAATAACCCATGATCCCGTCAATGGTCTTGATGTAGGGAATAGGGCCCGGTGCTTTTTCACTTACTGCACGAATACCGTTGTGTAGTGCGGTACCGCCACCAGCCACGCTGAGCAGTGCCAGTTCGCTGCTGCTGGCAATTTGTCCAGAGATGGTATCCTCTACGAATCCTAAAAAGCAACTGATAGGCAGTGCTTTGGGCTTTGTGCCCACCCAAGCACGCCGACGTGCCGCACCGTTTCCGGGCTTCCAAAATTCAGGATCTGCGTAATTGACTGCGGGATCCCATTCACCATCGGGTGCATTGCTGAGTATGGGACTAGAATAGAAAAAATGATGTTGACTTGCTGCGTCGTAAATGAATTGTGCTAGTTCTGCATCGCCGTAGCTGAATGCTGTTGCTGCTCTTGCTATTGCTCGCTGTACCCCTTCTTTGCCATCCGAATAATACTTGTTTACTAAATCTAACCCCTGTTCCGAAAATAGTTGATCTCGCGTTACGTCAATTTTTACCATCTTTAATTATCCTTCAATTTTTTAAGGTACAGAAAGCCCACTTGAAACTGTTCAAGTAATTTGGGCATTGTTTGATTTATTCAGTCGGCTGCTTTAATACACAATTAACCAGGTTGTTGATTATTTACTTTTACTGTGCAACAGTTGTCTAAGCAGATTAAAAATTTTTGCATTTGGTATATAGCGGTTTGATACTGGTAAAAAGTATAAATTATACTTGGAATTTGAACAAAGTGTCAACGTTGTGTCAAATCAAATCAAGCATAACTGACCACGATCGTACTAGTGACAGTCTGAGTTTTTTTATTGTTACCGCTAACAGTTATTGTACCAGTATAGGTGCCCGGGGTAACATTGTCAGTAGTATATTCCAGAGTGAAATTTTGAAAGTACCCCGGCAACAGCGAATAGTTCAACGTAGCATTACCGGTAACGGCCCCACCACCACCCAAATTTGACAAATTAGCGACATGCTGTATTCCTGCAGGATCAACAAATGATATGCCGGTAATCACTAGTGCCCCGGTTCCGGTATTTGTTATAGTAAAAACTTTTGGAGGCGGTTTAGTAGGCGGGGGAGGAGGTGCCACTATTGGTAATGCTGTAGTGGTTGTGGTTGTAGAAGTTGGTGCTATTGTGGTTGTGGTTGTAGAAGTTGGTGCTATTGTGGTTGTAGAAGTTGGTGCTATTGTGGTTGTGGTTGTAGAAGTTGGTGCTATTGTGGTTGTGGTTGTAGAAGTTGGTGTTGATCCTGGTGCTATTGTGGTTGTGGTTGTAGAAGTTGGTGCTATTGTGGTTGTAGTTGTAGAAGTTGGTGCTATTGTGGTTGTAGTTGTAGAAGTTGGCGGGGATGTGGTAGTAGTGGTAGTAGTGGTTGAGCCATCAATTATATTAATTTGCCCTGCCATTGCAGCATGCAATTCACAATTATAATAAAGAGTATTGGGCGCAGCCAATGGCACCGTAAAAACTATAGTACTGACGTCAGTTCCATTATTGGTGACACCACTAGAATAAGCATTGCCGGTGCCTATGCCGGAAACTGTTTTAATCCAAAAAGGATGTCCAGAAGCATTGACATTAAAAGTGTAAGTTTGCCCTCTAATTAAAGTTAGTGTGGGATTATTATCACCGTTTATTACATATGCGCCGGCAAGTGAATTGGTCACAGCATAAATTAGGGGTGGAGTCGTAGCCATACGTTATTATTCCTGTCTATTGATATTTATAATAAGGAGCAAATCTTTGATAAAATTCTTAATCAACACGGTGTCACAATAGTGGCACAGGTCGGTGCTGTCCATGTTGCTTGTCATTATAGTGATCTTTGCATTTGATTACTTACTGTTTTTCATGCTGGTTGCATGGTTCCAATAATAGTTGCAAAACCTGTAGCAGTACTAGAAGTATCTACAACATTTAATACAGTATTGATTATTAATACACCTGCACCAGTACCGGTTGGTGTTCCACTTAAAGTACAAGACGATCCACTTAAAGGAGAATAAGATAATCCTGGATCATTATATGCAACTACTATGCTCCATGTATAATTACCCGACCCACCAGAAACAGTAAATTTCACCGGAGTTATCGGTACTCCTACTTTGAAAATGGAAACATCAAAATTTGAAGGAGTTACAGTCAAAGGCGGAGCTCCGGATGATGGAGCAGCGGTAGTGGTAGTGGTAGTGGTAGTTGCACACCCAACAACGAGTGTTTCAACTACGCCTGGAGTAGGACTACAAACATAATAACATGTAACACTTATTGCTTGCTTATCAGCAACTGCGCCAATATCCCAAGCAACACCCATACCGTAATCACCGTTACCGTCGTTCCTTCCACTTAGGTACATGTCTATATCGTAGCTAGGCCAACTTGAAAAAATCGCCGAGTTGTGTGTGAACCCATTGCCAGGCGTGTATAGACTTAACGGGGCACCCGACGGCCCTGCGGAATTTACTATGTCTGTTGCTGGTATAACCCCGAACCCTTTTGTATTTGTTGAAAACGCCCCGCCATTGTCTGGATCCAGTCCACGACACGCCCTTACTGTTACAGGGCCCCCAGTAGTGTTTTTGTAGGCCATTCTTATTCTAATAATTGGTTCACCAGGTAGTGTTCTATATTCAATGAGCAATTCGCCCAATAATGGATCACTTTTTGTTACCACAGTGTGATTGGTCGCTACTGTATATGCTGTGGTTGTTCCGGCAATACCGTAAGAAGTCCCGGAATTAGCGCCACCAAATCCACTTTTTACACCGCCTTTGGTAATTTCAAAACTGAAACCTTCCCAAGGGGTACCCGGAGCTATAAAGTCACCACCAGTAAAAGTGCTTGTTCCATCAGGATCAAATTGTAGACCAGGTACTGTGCCGCCTTGACCTAATGCCCCCGACCCAACCCCGTTAATTGAATATTTAAGATATTCATTACTGTGAATAATAGCACCAGAAATAGCTGGTTCGGTAAAACTAGATCCAGGCGGTTTATTAGTAAAAGACGTATCAGTTACTGCTAACCCACACTTTGGAACCGCCGGCGCATCGGTCGATGTATCATTAACTAATACTTTATTCATAATAGTTAAAATTCGCCCTGATATACTGTCTCTACGAACGCGCATGTGGATATATTCAGGACCTTCAGTTTTAAGATCTCCTTTTATTTCTCGACTAAATGTGCCGGTGTTGTATACTGGTGGCGAAACGCTCGCTGAAAAACTACCAGTGACTGTAAAACTACCGGAGTTTTGATCATCAACAAAATCTGCACCTTCGGTGGTGGCGTCAGGCCCATCGTTGGTCCAGTAATAAGTTCCAGGCAATTGACTGGTTTTAAAGGTAAAATTGATGATTTTTGGTGGCGGTGGACCTGCCCAAGGTGGCGCTACTCCGGAACTTCCTAAACAGTTTATTGTACCAGCTACAGTGCCTTTTACTATACCTTTAATAATGTCGGTGATTGCGGTTAGATTATCTCCCGTTGCAGTAGGATATAACCAATCTACATCGGGTATAGTTATCAAAGTTCCTTTAACGCTGGCGTTAAATCCGCCCGGACAGCCACCTATCCATACCATGCCTTGAATGTTTCCGGCTGCATCCTTAACAAGGGGAATACCTTGTGAATTAACAATTGCTGATATGGCACTAAAATTTATTAACACTCCCGGTGTCAAATAAGTAGTGTTTATATAGTCAGAAGTATTGGCTGCATAGACACCGCCTGCCCCAATGGTTGTAGCACCTCCCCCCAAATCTATTATAAGTTGAGCTACAGTGTTATTTCGAGGCTGGCAACAACCGGGATTCTCTGTCATTGCATACAGCATCCCCCCAGCTGTTACAAATGAAGAAAAAGCTGTCACAGCAGCCGCGGGCATTGCACTCAAGGCACCCATGTCCCATACTTGTTTGTATACAGATATATCTGTAGGAAGAATACTGTAATCTGTTTTGACATCAACCGTATAGCCCTCTGTTTGTAAAGCGGTTATTATGTCGGGGAATGTTATGCTGGATGCTACGTCGGGCTGAATGAACAAGGCCTTACTTGGAACTGGTGCTGTAGCCATAATAAATTATACTATAATGATAGTGCTAACTATGCTGCGTACTGCACTGTTTTCAGCAATAACTGTTACAGTACCAGTGTAAGTTCCTACACTAGCACTAATATCATAATAATCTACTGAAAAACTGCGGGACTCATACGGGGGAATAGAATAATTCAACGCAGCGTCACCAGTTTCTGTACTGGATCCATTGATTTGTGTTAGATCAGCGATATGCCCAATTCCTGGAGGATCCTTAAATATTACCGATCTTACTACCAATGTTCGAGCTCCTATGTTTGTTATAATAAATGGCCCACTTGGCGGAGGTGTGGTAGTGGTGGCTCTGGTGGTGGTAGTGGTGGTCGTTGTAGGACGTGGTGTAGTGGTGGTGGGCCTCGGGGGGCGTGTAGTGGTAGTGGTAGTGGTTGTTGGTCCCGGTGTAGTAGTGGTCGTTGGCGGGGGTGTGGTAGTGGTCGTTGGCGGGGGTGTGGTAGTGGTCGTTGGC